TATGACAAAGACCTATGGAAGTACCATAATAGCCACTATTGTTCAATGACTGTTTTAATAATTTACCTGTGTTTATGTTCCGAACTCTTCCTATGTTTGAAACTTCATGATTAGGATATCCTATAAATCCTAAATTTCTCCATTCTTCCATAATTAACATTCTTCAGTAAAGAAAATCCATAACCTAATAAAAGAGAAATCAGCACTAAATTCTTTATCAATAACCCAGTCAAGAACAGCAGTCATACTTCTATCATATACCCCGTCATGCCGATTATATAAAATTGTTTTTTGTAATTCGTAGATATTATAATCTCCTGTAACATGAAAATTGTACACATCATTTTCATCTATTTCAAGACAATAATCTACAATCGGTTCGCAGCAATCACCAAAAACATATATTTCTTTTTTGTTTTTGATTGCTTTATCAAGCGCTGTCCAAAATTGATAAGCTGTTCTATAAAGTATTTTTTCCATTGATGATAAGTTTCTATGTGATTACCTATAAATTATATTTCACCACAAGACGAGTTATTAAAATTTCAATAAATAATTCGGATAGAAATATCCCTATAATTTCTCCTCTATTACTCATATATTTTGTGTGGCTGGTCTAAGACCAGCCTTTTCAATCTTGAATAAATACTACAAATAGAATATTAAATCATGGCTTACGTAGACGTTATAGATATTAGAAGATACTTGAACCTTCCATTTTGTGATGATGATTTGCTTTTGGGAGAACTCGAAGAGACTGCTGAACAGGTTTTAGCAGGTCACTTGAATGTAGAGTCATTAGAAGTTTATGAGAACGAACAACAGGATATTCCTCAAGCTCTCAAGACTGCTATCAAGACTCTTGCAGCTAACTTCTATTCCAACAGGGAATCAATTGCTTACGGTGAACCACACAAAATACCATACACACTCGAGTATCTAATACAGCCTTGGAAAAATTACACAAAAAATAATATAGAGGAATAATTATGATTTGCTTACTACTTACAATTATCATGTTGGTACTCAGATTATGTGGAGTACTTGATTGGTCACTTTGGGTTGTTTATTCACCTTTGCTTGCAGAAGGTATACTTGCAACTTGGTTGTTAATCAAAACCGAATTTGAGTACATGAGAGAGTACAATAGAAAACCTAAAGAAGAAACAGAAGAATGAGAAGCGGATTACTCACACAAGTATTAGATGTTTATCGTTTGTATGACAAGCAGAGTGCATCAGGAGCTATGACCAAAGAGAAATTATTGGTCACAAGTCTTCGTGCTGCTATAACAAAGCAAAAAGGATTCTTCAGTGCTGAGAACCATGAAGAGAACGATGTTGTCAGGATAGCATTTGAGACTTGGTTAGACAAAAGAATCCTTGATACAGATACGGTCATCTGGTGTAACCAGGAATTCAAAATTTATTTGATTGAGTATAATTACCCTAGCCGTACAATGAAACTTAACTTACAGAAAATCAATAAGTAATGGCAGATATTCAAGTTGATGTTAGAGCAGAAGTGTTATTGAAGCAGTTAGCTATTCTTTATAACATAATTGATTCTAAGGAAGTAATCGCAGCAGAAAGAAAGGCAGCTACTTTACTTAAGGACCAAGGTTATAACAGGTTGATTGCTACTCTTATTGGAAATTCTGATTACTTGGTCAACAGTTTCACATATAAGTTACGTAATGGTACGAAATCAATGACAGGTATTAGAGTTGGTTTCAAGAGACCTGGTGGTAATGTTGCCCACTTAGTTGACTTGGGAACAGAAGAAAGATATACCAAGACAGGTGCTTACCGTGGTAGGATTAAAGGTAGCCACTTCTGGACTGACACCAAAGAGCAATATGCACCAAAGGCAATGGATATAATGCTTGATGCTATAGACTCTGCTATAAAGAAAATCAATAATAGAGCATAATGGCTTACATAATGAATAAGAAAGACACGAAGTTCCGTGTATGTAATGTGATTAGGAAATTCCTTCTTGAGAATAAGACCCTTCAGCTTCTTATTGGAAACAGGATATATCCTATCATAAGCATTGAAGCAGCAGGAGATGGTGACTGCATCCTATATGCAAGGGAATCATATAGCCAAGCGAGAACAAAGCAAGGAATATACGAGCAAAGATGTTCAGTGTTCATCACCTGCATAAGTTCTGACTATGACACTTCACAAGAGATAGCAGAACAAGTCTATTTAACACTTCAAGATATTAACAACTACATTGATGAGGAGACTGGAATTATCATCAATAAGATTGACATGGTCGACAGCACAGAAGATTATGCCAGTGATAGGTATCTGCAAGTTCTGAAATTCCAGATAGATTAACGATAAATAACTTGAATTAACTAGAAAAATAAAATTTTTATGATATGGCAAGAGCTGCTAATAGTACTTATTACTTAGGAAGTGAATTCTTCGTATACATTAATGATGCATCTTACGGCGCAGGAGATGCTCCAGTAGGATACGCAACAGAGTGTACTCTTTCAATGTCTGCTAACCAGATTGATACTTCTAACAAGACTTCTGGTATTTGGGCATCTGCAATGCCAGGACAGATTTCATGGAGCGTTTCAACCTCTGCTCTTTACACTACTGCAGGAAACTACGCATCTATCTTTGGTTTGTTCAAGGATAGAAAGAAAGTCAAAGTAGTCTTCGCAACCTGTCAAGGTGGTTATGATTCAAGCAACAACTACATTACAACTATTGAAAATGGTTCTGCAGGTTCTATCAAAATGGAAGGTGATGCTTATATCACATCTCTTGAATTGAATGCAGGTAATAGTGAAGTTGCATCATTCAGCATCGAATTCACTGGAGAAGGAATTTTGGCAAAAGTCTAATTCACGTCTAACTAAAATTATCTTTTCATTTTGGGTGGCCAACAGGTCACCCATTCTTTTATAAATAACTAAAGATAAAGACAGAGGAATGAATTATAACTTATTTCCTTCAATGAAGGCTATACAAATGTATGAAAGACTGTCAGAACAATCTTTCTTGAAGCTTGATGATACTCCTGATAATCTTATCATCTTTTTATATTGTGTGTTGTGTGCTCATCCAGAGAATAACTTTCATATGACTTACAACTATGCTTTAGAAAACTTCTTTCCTAAACATATTGAGTCTCTTATGGGTAGATTCGTAGGTGAGATGGAATACATAAATCAATTTAAGAAGGAAGAAAAGAAAGATGATAGTTCTATTAACACTGAAGAGAAATCATCTCCTAATGAGGAAGAGCCATTGTTCCTGTCAAGTCTTATACCTATTCTAACATCTGATTGTGGTCTTGACATTAACTATGTAATGAATGAACTTCCTTATACAGAAATAGAATCTTTTATAAATTACAATGTATCAAAGAAAAGAGAAATGATGGAAGAGCAGAGGTTCTGGACATTCTTAACTATTTGTCCTCATATAGATTCTGATAAGATTAAAGGACCAGAAGATTTGTTTGAGTTCTCATGGGAAACTAATGAAAGGAAAGAAACTTCTAAGAAGAAAATGGAAGCAGACCGTCAAAGACTTATAGAGCTTGGTTTCATAAAGGAAAACAAAACAGAAGACAGCAGTATATAATTTATAAGTATTGGGCATAATACTACTATAATTTTATTGGTGTGATTGGCATATAGGGTTATTGGATTCTTTGGTACATTTAAAAATAATCTTTTGTATATCTTTTCATATCTCATTAGTGTTTTTATTTTGGAGTAGCCAATCACAAGTTAAGGGAATCCGTATGGGTTCCCTTTCATGTTACCTATGAATAAATACTATTGAAAAATAGTATATCTATAATGGCTAAAAATTCATCAACCTTTAATGTTACCGTTAAACTCTTGACAGACCAATTTAGCAAGGGTGTCAAGTTTATGCAGAAGCAGATACAAGGTCTTACAGGATTTATTAAGGGTGCTTTCGCCGTTGGCACAGTCACAGCCTTTGGTAAGCAGATGATACAGATATCTTCTGAGTTCGAAGATGCTATGGCAAGAGTACATGCAGTATCAAATGCTACATCAGAAGACTTCAAAAGAATGGAAGATGAGGCAAGACGACTTGGTGCTACAACGAAGTATACTGCTACCGAAGCCGCAAATGCTCTTGAAAATCTTACACGTAATGGTCTTAATGCACAGCAAGCAACAAATGCTCTTGCTGGTACACTTCAACTTGCACAAGCTAATGCAATAGGTCTTGCAGAAGCAGCTAACATTGTTACTAATTCAATGAATATGTTTGGTCTTTCAACCAATGATACTCAGAGAATAAATGATGTTCTTTCTTCAACAGCTGCAAACTCTGCTACCAATATTTCACAATTATATGAAGCACTCGTCAATGCTGCTCCTTCTGCTAGAAACTTAGGATTAAGTATTGAAGAAGTATCATCTGCACTCGGTTCTATGGCACAAAGAGGTTATAAAGGTGCAGAAGCTGGTACACAGTTGAGAATGGCATTGACCAAAATGGTTGACCCTAAGATTGTCAAGAAGATGAATGACATGGGTATTGCCATTACTGAACAACAAATTAAGGAAGAGGGTCTTCTTAAGACTGTTGAAAGATTGAAAGATGCAAATCTTAGTCTTGGTGAATTAGTTGGTATATTCTCTCAAAGAGGTGCTCAAGGTATGGCACAACTTATCAACTCTTATAATGACTTTGAAAGACTTTTACTTATTACACAAGATTCTGCAGGTACAACTGCAAGAATGTTCCAACAAGGTCTTGGTGAAACTAAGGGAGCTATATTGATGCTTAAGTCTGCTTACCAAGAGTTCTTAATTACTGTTGGTAAAGAGTCAAAGGGTGTATTTAATGGAGTAGTTAAAATCCTTACAGAAGTCATAAGAAGCTTCAAGAGCTTTGAAAATGCATTGGTACAGATAGCTATCATGGTTCTTCCAATGTTCGCTAGCAAGTTTACTGCAGTATTTAAGTTGTTTAGAGCAGAAACAAGAAAAGCAATTGCTGATGCTATAGCACTTAAAGTTGCTACAGGAGATTGGGTTTCAATTATCGCTACTGCTGTTACATGGATAGGTGGATATTTCGTCAATGCTGCTAATAAAGCACACAAGGAAGTTAAAAGATTAGAAGAAGGAATTAAAGATGCTGGTGTACAAGCAGGTGAATTAAAGTCTAAGACTGACAAGTTAATTGAGACTCTTGGTAATGAATATGATACAAAGACTCTCAA